CTCTACTACGAGGCCCGAGGCGAAGGCCCTGACGGCATGCTCGCCGTCGCCGAGGTCATCATCAACCGCGTCCAGCACCCAGACTTCCCGTCGACGGTGTGCGAGGTCGTCAAGGAAGATCGCGGGTCCGAGCCTTGGGACTGCCAGTTCTCGTTCTACTGCGACGGCAGGGCCGAGCGCCCGACGGATCTGGTCGCGTGGTCGACCGCGCGTGACATCGCAGCACAGGCGATGGACGGTGAGGTGCTGGGTCACGGCGCGACATACTTCCATGCCACCAGCGTGCACCCGTTCTGGGCTGACATCTTCACGCCGGTCGGGCAGATTGGTGACCACATCTTTTACACCGACGAGACGCGCTGCGTGCTGCCGTTTTGCTCCAAGCGCCCCGTCGCCAGACCGGAGGGCCTGACAAGTGGCTGAGCTACGCGAACTGACCGGGCCGTTTGACCTGTGGGCGCGCGACGCCGTGCCCGGGTCGAAGATCATCTACCACACCGGCGAATACGCCCGCGGGCCTGTGTGCAGGCAAGCCATGGACGCAGCCGATGCTGGTCTGGTACTGTTGGTGAGGAAGCGGGCCGACAAGCCCAAGCAATTTCACTACATCGCTGTGAGGGCAAAGAACAATGGGCGTAAAGGATAAGATCATGGCGCACCTGCGCGACATCAAGGTCGCAGCCAAGGCGATCGACATCGCTCAGGCGATCAACGAGGACGAGCGAGCGGTGCAGGACGTGCTGCTCGAGCTGGATGATGCCGACATGGTCATCATGCGAAACGGCTGGTACCTCGCCAGCCACAAAGGAATGAAGGCATGATCACGAACGGCAAGGGGCTGCTGCATGAGGCACCGATCGAAGACATGCTCGACCACAAAGCGCGCGAGCATGGCGTCAGCTACGGCCTGTCCGAGGCAGGGTACGACATCCGCATCAAGCAGGAATTGTTCCTGAGCGAGGATGCGCGCTTTGCTCTGGCCAGCACGATCGAGCGCTTCCAGATGCCCAAGACGCTGGTCGGCGTCGTGCACGACAAAAGCACATGGGCGCGCCGCGGGCTGTCGGTGTTCAACACCGTGATCGAGCCCGGCTGGAAAGGATGGCTGACGCTCGAGCTGGTCTACCATGGGTACGGCACGCTCCACATCCCAGCGGGTGCCGGCATCGCGCAGGTGCTGTTCCACCACCTCGAGTGGCCCGCCGATTACGGCAACGGAAAATACCAAGGCCAAGAAAACGCACCGGTCGGCCCTATCACCGCTTGACGGGCCGACAATCAGCATCATATGATGCGACCTGTACCCCTCTTGGGTGCCGTATGACGTAGCGAAGTAGGACACACCACATGGAACTTCTCCCCCACCAGATTGAGGACGCCAAGTTTCTGGCGTCACGCAAGATCGCCGGATGCTTCAATGGCATGGGCACCGGCAAGACCCGCACCGCGCTCGAGGCGCTGATCGAGGCCGATGTGCTGCGCGCCGTGATCATCGGCCCGCCCATCTCGCTCCGCATGTGGGCAGCCGAGGCCGCCGACCACATGGGCTGCACGCCCCAGATCCTCGCCAAGGGTTCGACCGAGATTGACCCCAAGGCCGGCGTGCTGATCTGCTCATACGAGATCGCGACCAAGCGCCAGCACGAGCTGATGGCGTGGGCACGCGAGCCGCTCAATGGCCTGCGCACCGCACTGATCTGCGACGAGAGCCACGCGCTGAAGAGCACCAAGGCCAAGCGCACCAAGGCTGTGCTGGGCCGCGGTGGCATGTGCGAGGCCTTCGAGCACACATGGCTGCTCACCGGCTCGCCCATGACCCGCTGGGCTGACGATCTGATCCCCTTCCTGTTTCGCGCAGCTCCGCAGGAGATCAAGAAGAAGATCGGCGCCCTGTCGATCGAGCGCTACAACCTGCGCTACTGCATCACGCAGAAGCGGACGTTCCCGGGAGCTCGTCGGCCTGTCATCATGACTGTTGGGTCGCGCAATCTGGACGAACTTGGAGCTATTCTGGCAGGCTGCGCGACCCGCCGCACGCTGGACGACGTGTGGGAGGATATGCCCTCCCTCACACATACCAGATTGGCGGTCGAAGTGTCGGGTGTCGCGGCGATAAATCGTCAGCTCGAGAAGATGACGATGGCCGAGATCGAGCAGGCGCTGGCCGACAAGGAAGAAAACCTTGCCACCATGCGCCGCGAGCTGGGGCTGTCGATGATCCCCGAGGCCGCCGACTTCATCTGGCAGCGCGCCGATGCCGAGCAAGGCGCGATCCTCGTCGGCGCTTGGCACCGTGAGGTCATCGACGGACTGGTCGAGGCGCTGCAGGCCAAGAAGCTGCGCGTCGCCAAGCTCGACGGGCGCACCTCTGCCGCAATGAAGACCGAGATCCAGCGCCAGTTCAACGAGGGCGAGCTCGATGTGCTGGTCGGGCAGATCGCAGCCATGGGCGTCAGCCTCAACCTGCAGCGCGGTGGCAACAGCATCGTCGTGGTCGAGGAAGACTGGTCTTACGAAATCATGTCGCAGTTCTACGCTAGGCTGCACCGCATGGGTCAGGGCAAGCCCGTTCACGTCGACACCCTGTACGTCGACAACAAGTTGGCCAAGGCCGTTCATTCTATCAGCCAAGCCAAAAAACGCGCAGCTGAACAAACCCGAGACGCACATCAGGAGGCGATCAATGCCAGCGCCAATTAAGGACGTAAAAGCATGGGTGCGCGAACGCACCATGATCGATGACAACGGCTGTTGGATCTGGCAAGGAGCGACTTTTCACTTTGGTCATGCCAAAGTGTTCTGGGGCGGCAAGCACCTCAAAGGGCACCGCATCGCTTATGAAGCCTTTGTCGGGCCAATCTCGGACGGTTTGGTGGTTCGCCACACTTGTGATGTACCGGGCTGCCTGAACCCAGACCACCTTGTGGTCGGTACGCAGGCTGACAACCGCAGGGATTGCGTAGAGCGCGGGCGTCACGCCACGGGATCGCGGGTCCACACATCAAAACTGACCGAAGCACAGCGGGAGTTCATCGTTTGGTCGACAGCACCAACAGCAGAGCTCGCTCGTCGCTATGGCGTCCATGCATCAACCGTTCGGCGCGTCAAGCGCCGCGCCCACACCGCAACCGCAGAAGCCCATCAGGAGGCAGCACAATGAAACAGCAACAGCTAGAACTACAGGTCGCAGACCTTGAGGCGCAGAACGCCAAGCTCCGCGCCGAGATCGACAACCTGCAGGCCCCACGGCCTGCACCCACCATCGTCGACATCATCGGTCCGGAGGCATTCGACCGGATGGTCGAGCTCTACCCGTCGTTCCGCGAGAGCGGCACCCCGACCAACCCGACCGACGCCGCGTCCGAGGTGCTGTGGTCATGCATCCGCATGATGAGCCGCATGGACAAGATCCGCGAGGACGCCGTGCAGCGCAGCATGCAGGCGACAGCGGATTACGCAGACATCTATGCGCGCCTCGAGCGCGCCACCAATGCGCTGGCCGAGTACGCCATGCGCGCAGCCGAGGAGGCCGACCAATGATCAAGGATCTGGTATTGCAGGGCGCGCAGGCGCTCGACGACGACGCGAGCTTCGGCATTGATCGCTCGAAATACATGAACGCATCGACTGCTGACAGCTGCATCCGCAAGCAGTGGTTCGAGCGCCACTTGCCGCCTGTCGAGCAGGATTGGGGCTTCGCCCGCCGTGGCAAGCAGGGCGAGCTGTACCTCGTCGACTGCCTGCTGGCGTCGGGCGCTGAGCTTGCCTACTGCGGCGAGGATCAGGTGTCGCTGGTCAGCGATGAGCACCGGATCAGCGCGACGCCTGACGGCTATATGGCGACCGATCAGGGCTGGCTGGCGATGGAGTTCAAGACGATCGACCCGCTCACCAACCGGAACTACCTGCCCCGGCAGGATCACGTCACGCAGTTGCAGATCGGCATGGAGCTGGCGCACCTGCAGGATGACGACTTCCCGGCGCCGGTGTCTGGCAAGATCATCTACATGGACGCCTCGAACTACAACGACATCATCGAGTTCGACGTCAAGCGCGACCGCGACATCCTCGATCGGCTGGCGCCGCGCGCCAAGAAGATGCTCAACGCCAAGGGCGTCGACCGCCTCGATCGCGAGGGCAAGCGCGATGGCCAGTGCAAGAAGTACGGCGGCTGCCCGTTTGCTGAGCAATGCGGCATCGAGATCGAGGGCGAGGCCACGGTCACCCGCGGCAACCGCGGATCTGGGCTGGACGCTGCCGTGCAGGCGTACGTTCTCGCCAAGGCTGACGAGGATGACGCCAAGGCGCGCAAGGCCTTTGCAGCCGAGGACATCAAGATCGAGCTCAAGGCACGCAACGCCAAAGAGCTGATCGTGGGCAACCACAAGGTCGCAATGACATCAGTCGCCGGGCGTCGCTCGTATGACTGGAAGCAGATGGAGAAGGCTGGGATTGACCTCCGCCCCTTCATGAGCACGGGCAAGCCCAGCGAAAGGCTGACCGTGGAGTGAGGCCCAGACAGCCTCTGTTGAAACGTGCAACGTAGAAAAGGAGCACAACATGTCTACATCTCTCGCAGCATACGCCAAGGGCGGTAACCTTCCCAGCCTTGACAAGGATGCCATGGCAAAGGCGCTCGCCTCTGCCGGTTCCGAGGAAAGCACCGGCTCTGCCAGCGACGGCGTCGAGTACGTCTCGTTCTCTGGTAAGACCGGGGCGGTCACCTTCGGTCGCGATCGTGACGACCTCCCGCAGGACGAGCTGTTCCTGATGGAGCCGCGCTCGGCCTTCCGTGGATGGATCTGCTGGAAGGACAACAAGCCGGTGGCTCGTCACCAGTGGTCGATCTACCAGCCGGAGATGGCGATCCCTGAACGCGAGCTTGAGGACAAGGGGCCGTACACCCGACAGCAGGACGGGTGGCAGTCGATGCTCGGTTTCGGCTTCATGTCGACCGAGGGCGAGGCGGTGCAGTATTCGTTCAGCACCAACAGCACCAGCGGCAAGAATGCTGTGGCGGATCTCTTCGCCGAGATCGCGCAGCGCACGACCCGCGGCGAGCCGAACTTCCCGCTGTTCTACTTCAGCCGCGAGAAGTTCCAAGCTCAGGGCGAGTGGAACTTCAAGCCGAAGTTCGACATCGAGGAGTGGATCACCGAGGAAGAGGCCGCCGCCATGCTGGGCGGCGAAGCCGAGGCAGAGGCTGAGCCGGAGCAGATCGCCGAGCCTGAGCCCGAGCCGGAAGAGGTCAAGCCTGCACGCACCCGGCGCGCTCGCCGGGCTTGACAACGGGGCGGGCCTTCGGGCCCGCCTCTCCACACCACGGAGGCGCACATGGAATACCAGATGATCACGACAGAGGACGAGCTGAACGATCTGCTCGACCTGATTGGCACCGGCCACGCCGCG